AGTAACTGGTCTACGTAACCTATAAGTCTTTCGGCTTACTGGAATGCAACGTTACTTAATGTAACTGCATCAACGTAGTCTGCCGCATTACCAAGAGATGAAGCAGTATTTGTAAGTTCTTTATAACCGTATCTGGTCATGAAACTTACTACTGGTTCAAAACTGCTTGGATCCATTACTGGGCCTGTGCTCATTAATGGAATGTATGGGCAGTAGAATGCTGGAGCATCAGTTTCGCTTGATCCTTTGTAACCAACTAGTACTTTTGTACCGTCAGCCGCATAGTTATCAGCAAAAACTTTGATGGAACCATTCAATGTACCAACAAATTTAGTATTTGTAGGTGCTTCAAATGAACCTTCAGTTGTTCTAGCAAATGTTGAAGTAGATGCACTTTGTAAAATTGTAAGTGCTTCTGGAGAGACAACAATGTAGTTACCAGCGCCACGTCTTGTTCTAGCCGCGATTCTGTTAGCCGCTCTGTTTATCTCAATAGCCAATGCCGCGTGTCTATCACCGACATAAATGCTTGTACCACTTAATGAACTAAAGTCAATAGTTGTACCTGCACCTGCTAGAGTTCTTAGTGACCCGATAATTTCTTGGTCGATCTCTACTACGATCTCTTGTGCTAAGGCTTGCATAATTTCTGCTTCAACGTCAACGCCGTGCATACTTTCTGCATCTTGAGCCGCCTCAAAAGTCCATCTTGCTGATAACCTTCTGGTTTTCGCTTCAACAGTTTCTTTTAAGATTTGAATGCTCATTTTTCTACCAGCATTTCCCTCTGCCGCCGCTGTGGCGTCAGGTGAACCTGCGTATGTAGATGCAAGTGCGAATGGGCTTAATGCCTCATCACCTGCTGTTGCTCCACCACCAGTTTCAGAATATCTTACTCTTAGTGTGTGGATTTGTCCTACTGGACCACTCATAGGTTGAACACCTACTAGTTCGTTAGCAATAACAGAAGGCATAACCCTTCTAATTAGTGGTAACATAACTTTGTTTAATGTCGCTACTGAACCTGCACCTGTGGCACCTGCTGTTGCGGCCTCTGACAAATGTCTTTTTGTATTCTCGAGGACAACATCTAGACTAGATTTTCTGTTTCCAGATAACCCTTCTAGTAAAGCGTCTTTAGTTGCAGACCAGTTGCTTTCAAATAAGTTTGCCATTTTTTAACTCCTATTATTTTGAAAGTCCGGCCAATTTGCGGATCATATCAATTTCTACTATATCATCCGCTTTGTCATCGGCATCTGCTGTTACAACAACTGCCTTATCGCCAGTGTGTTCACTGACAACGGATTCTGACAATGTCTTCTTAACTCTTGGTGCTTCTCCATCCAATACTGAAGGAAGGTACTTGTTAAAGGCCTCTTCCAGTTTGTCTGTTTTTACACTTTCAAGTAAATCTGACATCAATTCTTTCTTCTCTTTACCTAATGGTGCCATAAGTTCAGTTAATGTTTCTTTACGATCCATTTGATCTTCTGCAATCCTTAATTTAGACTCTACAAGTTTAGTTGCTTCGTCTTTCTCAGCAATTACTTGCTCAGATTCGTTAAGTTTTGTTTCCATTTCAGTAATTTGTTTTTGTATTTTCTTGATCTCTTTTGCTTCGTTTAAGTAACTAGTACCATATTCGTTAGCAAAGGCTTCAAAAATTCTACGACCAAAGTCATTTTCACGTGCTTTAGTGATGTCATCACGGAAAGATTTAACTTCATTAGTAATTACGTTATTGACAACGCCTTCGACCTTGTCTGCCGCTTTCTTAATAAAGTCAATTTTGGCTTCTGCTAATTGCTTCTTGCCTTCTTTAACCATTTTAACTTTCTGTTCCACAAGTCCTTTTTTGTCTTCATGGAATTCTGATAATTCACCAGCCAACTGCTCTGTTACAAAATCATCTAGTTTTGAAACATGTTCACTTGTTCTGGCTCTATCTGCTCTAAGTTCTTTGACTTCTTTAGCAACCATTTCAGTTACAAATTTATCAAGTACTTTAGCATGTTCACTAATTGCTTTCGTGTATTTTACTCTGTCGTTTGCAAGGGATTGCTTCTCTTCTGCAATTTGAGAAATTTCTGCTTCAACTTTTTCAGAAATGAATTTGTCTACTGCTTCAACAATCTGACTTTTGTCATGATCGTATCTTTGAGCAAATTCTTCTCTTAATTCTGCTGTAAGCTCTTCTCTTGCTTCAGAGATTTTACTTTCCCATGCTTCTTGAAGAGCAGTTCTAACATCTTCTGTTAGTTCTGCATTCTCAAGTAGTTCTGTAAAATTCACTGCCATAGTAGTCTCCTACTTATAATTTTAAATCATTGATGAAACCAGTGATTGCTTTCATCAAGTGTTTTTCTGCACTTTTATCGTGTGTTAATGCAGATGCGGTGTCAAACATTTGTGCACCACCTCGCATATTAAATAAACTCTCATATATAGTCTTTGGGTAGGCATCTGGGGCACTAGGTTGTGCCACAATGTCTACTGTTACTATGTCGAAGTCTGAAACACGTCCACTTTCGTTTACGTTTCCTGATCCTCGGCTACTAACACCTAGTTTTGCTCCTGCCTTTAATAATGCTTCTGCAATATTACCCATTGGTGTCTTTATAATTTTAAGTTTGCCTAAACCGTTGCTGTCTTCACAATACAAATCTGTAATGATATGACTTACACGGTCCAAATTTATTTGTAGTTCTTCAGGATGATCTAACTCACCCATCACAGTCTCGCCTTTTCCAAGACGTTCCTTTACACTCTCGCAGGCCTTCGCTATCTCATCTTTAGGATATACTCTTCCATTTTGGTTTTTTACTTCACCCTGGATGAATAATCCTTGCATAAATAAATCCTTTCCGTCTGCTGACTCAACAATCTTTATTCTAGATTGCTCAGGACTCATATATTCGTATAACTTATTAGCCATTGATATTCCTCAGTTAAAGAAAGTTATTATACTTTCTTAGGTTCAACTTTAATGTTGTCTGATGGTGTGTGATCTTTTGCTGAATCTCCATGGTTGCCTTCGCCGCCATCTTTAGATTTAACAGGTGATCCTGCGGCTTCAACTTTTGATCCGCCACTTGGAAGTGGTGCATCTTTGTTGTCGTCTGCTGGAGCACTTGGCATCGCTACATTGTCAGATAATTTAGTTGCTTCTTCAACAACTTCATCACTTTCTTCTGCAACTTCTTCGTCTAGGTCGTACTCAACGGATTCTAAATCCATTTGGTCTTCCATGTCCATTTCTGCTTCATCTTCGTCTTTAGGCATATCTTCGCCTTCTTCTTCATCAGCAAGTAATTTTTCAAATTCTGCTTTAAGATCTTCAAGCTCGTCTTCAATTTCGTCAACTTTGTCTTCTAGATCTCCGTCATGACCTTCTTCGTCATCACCTTCTTCTTCTCCAACTTCATCGCCTTCAACTTCTTCTTCGTCTTGAAGTATTTCGTCTGCAAAGTTTCCTGCAGGGTCGGCATCGCTGATTTCTTCTTCAACTGCTTCTTCCTCTGGAACTTCTGCTTCTTCAACAGCCTCTTCATCAGATGCTTCTGATTCTTCTACTGCATCTTCCTCTGATTCTTCTGCTTCTTCAACTGCTTCTTCTTCAGATACGTCTTCGTCTAGAACTTTTTCATATTCTGCTCTTGCTTTTGCAACAACATACTCATGAAGCATTTCTTCCGCTTTTTCGTTTTCTTCTGCAAGTAACAGTTCTAGAATTTCTTCTAATTGTGTTCTTGATTCTGACATTGTGGTCTCCAATTTATTGATTTAATCGCACACACAGAAAGTTTACTTTCAGGTGTGCCTCCC